GTGTTATTGCAGCGGTCTTGCTTGTACTTGCCAAGCTGCTTCTGGTCTTCGTCGCTGGCAAGCCGCCCGGTCATCTGGCCGATTAGGATGGTGACTGGAATTCCCTGAGACGCCGCAATCTCGTTCATGCAAATCATCCAGTGATTATATGGGTCGGCAATTGACGACTGCATGGTGTTGGCTTTCATGCCGGCTAGCAGGATTGAGTTGTCGAAGCCCTTATTGAAGTCGTCAACGTCTTCATCAAACCGCGCCCGCTTGGTGGGGTCACTAAACATGCTTGCGGCAGTCTGTGAGTCTGTCACCTCCATGGCAAACCGCTGTTTTGCATTGCGCAGGAAGCCCTCACCACCAGCGCAACGAATCTTCTCGGCGTCCATGAGCGCGTTAAAGCACGACTCAAGCGCAGGGATGCCGTAGATAGACCCATCGTCCGCCCCTTCTGCGAAGATGAACAGGCGCGACGGGTGCAGCTCGAACGATTGAGAATCGCCCTGCGACTTAGTGCCAGGAACTTGGCTTCGATAGTTGTAGTATTTCGGATTGCCGTAGTCAGCTGATTGAATGTCATCAATCCACCGTGTCACATCAAGCTGTGACTCGAACAGCGGGCGAAGGTTGAGCAATCCTTCCGGCCCAGTGGCTTGAATCGGCCCTTTAGCCTCGGCACCAGCTCGCTCCTTGGCGATTAACCACAAACCGCCGTACTGCCCGATGCGCTGACGAATATCCAATGCCCGCAGACGCTCCCACAGGTCATGATGCTCAATAAGCCGCTCAAGGGATTTCATCCACTCTGCATCTTCGCATTCAATGTGCGGCGGAGTTTGCCAGCAGGTGCGCACCGGAAGGTCGATAACGACTTTCGCCAAACCTTTGCGACGATACGCGCTCCACAGGTCGGAGAATGCAACCTCGTTCGGGTAGCCCCCCACCGAGTACACATCAAGGCGAGTGTTGGCGTTGTCGTAGAATCCGGCGTACTGGTATGGAGTGCGAGCTCGTGAGCTGGAAGAGTTTTGCGCGGTTCGGCGCTGATAGGTTCGTTTCTTAGCCATTGATAGCCTCCTGATTGATTGTGCAAGTTTAACGCATTGCGCAAAAAAAATCCCCATCACAAGGATGGGGCAAGAGGTGTCAACCTAGGAGGATGGATGAGTTATAAAATCTTGCGCTTCGTGGCCGGCCCCATCATCGCTCAGTGGCGAGATAGGTAATCCAGCCTAGCTTCAGGACTCTGCCGCAAATCCATGTGCGGCACATCAACAATGCAAGTATCGCACCAACAATTAATTTAGTCAAGGTGGTTTACATGCGCTTGTGGTGGTGACATACTGAGTATGTCAACTAAATGAGGTGATTTATGGACGAGAACGAGTTTGAACTTGCCGGAAAGTTTTATATATCGATCAAGGATGATGGTGGTGGGTGTGAATCGTGCTGCTTCTCAGTTGGAGATGGCTTGTGTGAAAAATCCCCTCATTGCGTGCCAAGGTATAGGGCTGACAAAAGAAGCGTAATATTCGTGGAGAAACACCCGTGATCGACTTCCAAGAATTCAAGCGCAATTACATTAACTGGAACCTGCCCAAGCTGTACGCTGGTGAGCTTGACGTAACAATCATCGAGCTTGTTGGCAATGTGAACTTTGCCGAGATGAAGGAGTTTAACAATGCGGCATTCAATCTCTGGGCGCTTGGAACGGGTCAGCCAATGGAAGAGTTGCTCGAAAAACTCGCCTTCGAATACCTGTCCGACGCAGCAAAACACGAATACAAAAACATGATCGCAGCAGCAGAAGACGAGGCTGGTGCGGAACGGGCTTTTTACAACTTGAATCGATAAACAAAGCCCCATCAAGGGGCTTTTTCTTTATCTGTAAATCATATCAAACAGCGAAGTGTTTTTGATTAGCGCGTAGTCAATTGCATCAGTGAGATTATCAACTTGGTCGTCATGGCGATGGCTATCATCCGCCGTAAACATAGATACCTCGGAAACAAACTCGACAATCCACTGAACACCCTCAGGCAAATAAACCTTGCCAGCCTTGATGTGGGGGCAGGCGTCCATAGCCCTCGTAAGTTTATCCTTTTGGCGCTTGATTGGCGTCACTGGAACTGGCGACTCCCTGCCGAAACTTTGGATCAAACCCGTGCCCGAAGAAGCATCTTCGATTAGTATCGCTCGCAGGTTTCCAAGCTCTTGTTTATGGTTTTTATTCCAGCATTCAGCAGCAAATGCCGAAAATGTCGATAACAGCTCTGGTGCCTCCCACTTGCCGCGCACCATGTTTATCAGGTACAGATTCCCCAGGTAAACGCCCCACTCGCACATCACGGAGAAGTCGTTGCGCGTCCCCGTCTTGGTCGCTGTATCTGCCGTGATAAAGCGGTATTCAAAGTAAGGCGGGTGCGGGTTTTCTTCGCTGCCAAACCACCTAAACCAATCGGCGTTGAAGACATGGCCTGAAAGCGCGATTGGTTCTTGTTGATATTGCGAGCTGAAGGTGTACTCGTCAGCCTCCCATAAATCCATAAGCTGGCCTATGTCTTCGTTAGCGCCCCAGAATGACCAGTAGCGCTGCCCGGCTAGAACCACTGATTCTGTGTCCTTTACGTCACGCCAGCACAGGTCTTTGTATTTCTCTGGCAGCGACTCTATATAATCTTCTGTTATAAGCGCTGGAATCTTTATGTGATCGAATTTTATACCCATGCCGCCGCTTAGCAGAAATCCACTAGTGTCTTCAATGTGTGTGCGCTGGGCTATGCAGATGATGGGCGTTGCGTTGTCTTTGCTCTTGTCCCCACGGCGCGAGCGAATTGTGCCGGTCATGTAGTCGTGCTGGCGCTTTCGCTTTACGGGGCTCAACATGTCGGCGACTTTATCGGGATCATCGAGGGTTATGAGCCCGCTGAATTGCTCGCCAATGTATCCGGCTCGCGAGCCTGTAATCTGGCCACCAACAGAACGGCTAACCGTCTCTCCAATCCTCTTGCCTCGACCATCAACAACTGTCCATTCACTAGCCTGATTCACACCGAACGTTGATTCAAAGAGACTCTGATATTCAGCGCTGGCTATGATATCGCGCGTCCTGATTGAGTTTCGGATAACCAAGTCATTAGAGAATGACAGGTTTAGATTCCGGAATCTGCTTAGCTTGCCGGTACTGACAAGGGAATTGACGTAGGCCGGGGCATGAATCGATAGCGTTTCCGTTTTCGTAGAGCCTGGCGGGACATTAAACACCTTGTTTGGGTTGCTGGTGCGTTTATAAACAATGTCATCAAACGCATCACAAACCATGTGATGGTGCCAATTTACCCTTAGCTTATCGCCTTGCAGCAAGTTGAACCAAACGCGCGTGAATGTAAGCAGGTCGCGTTGAGATAGGTGTTTTAGAGCTATCCGCTCTTTCATTCCAAGTTCTTCGAATTCAAGCATTTTGACCTCCGGTTGTGAGGTCATTATACAACAAAGCCGCACAATGGCGGCTTAGTGTTATTTCTTTGGTTGTGGCTTGTTTAGTCCAAGGTAGTTGATTATCTCCCTTCGCTGCTCGTTTCATTTCTTGTTGTGTCAATTTCTCCCTCCTTTTTTCTGATTTCCGCTGCTCACGAAACAGCTTTAGCCATGGCGATGAGGCGTTCATTCTTCCAACTCCACTCTACCACCAGCCATCTCTTCCAGATTGCGCCGAAGCATATGCAACGCGCCAGAAGGGAATGCCTGTTTTGCCAATCCTTGAAATATCAAGTAAACGCGCCCGTGCTCTGTAAGTCGCGGCAGCAATCGAGCAACGCAACGGCGAATAGCAGTGTTCGGTTTGTCTCGGTGGATCTCGTTGCACAGCTCGACCGTAACCAGTGCGCTTAGGTATGCGACGCACTCGGCGTCTCTCGCGGTGTATTCTACTTGTTGCATTGCATGGCCTCGTCGATGTGGCGCTCAACCTTTGCGGAGTTATCAGGAGCTGGCCCTTTAAAATGAAGCCCCCAGTCAACTCCGCACCTTCCTACACCAAGCTGGCCATTGGCCTTAATCCACTGATACCGCGCTGCGTCTTTTTCTGCCGAGATTAACCGCTCAGCAAGTAGCTTAAGTTCCCCATAACTTACCGGCTCGGTAAGAAAGTGCAGGCCGTCATCAACGTATTCATTGGCAAGTTCAAGCAAGCCTTTCAGGTCATTAACGTCAATCATCACAATCCCCTTTAGTTAGTTGACACAATCACTGTAAATTAATGGCCGGAGAGTGTCCAGCCTTTTGCGTTAAATCTCTTTCAGTATCGCTTCTTCAGCTGCCTTCACATCAGCCGCCGTGATTGTCACGCTAACGCCTTTCGGAGTCATTGAGCCGTCAGAGCTGATGTTGTCGATTACGAGCTTATCCATGCCGGTCAGCTTGGCCTTCGCTTGAGTCGCTGCAACAGCCGCTGACGATTGCACTGTCTCGGCAGTAAGAGCAGCAACCCTAGCCTCTTCAAGCTCGTCTATGAGCGATTGAAGCGTGATGCCGCATCGTTTCGACATCATCAGCTTGTGCGTGTCGATAGCTTCAACTATCTCTGGTTTCCCTAAGTTTTCAGAAGCAATGACGCTTGCGGACTTTTCGCTGTATCCTGCGTATATTGCCGCCTTTGTTCCGTTATATCCATTACTGCAATAGGCCGCAACGAACAGCTCTTGTTTAATCGTTAGGGCCATGTGCGTTACTCCTCTTTCTCTAGCTTGGTCAGCTTGTAAATTTCTCCGTCCAGCTTAGTAAATCCAGACTCAGCAGCCTTCTTGTCGTGAGAGTTGCTTGCGCTAACAGCAATGCAGAACCCAAGAACTACGCCGATAACAAGAATCCCAAGATAATCCACATCACACCTCACTCAATGTATCATCAACCAACTCAGCCTTAGACAGCATCAACCCGCCAGAGCGAATACCCTTGATGCGGTAGTGAGATTGACCGTGCATCAAAATATCCAGCTCGCCATTGAAAAATTTGAGCTTGGTTCGATCGTCGGCCTTGATGATAACCATGCCATCGTCAAGCTGCTCGATGATGTCGAACACGCCTATGGAGATAGCAGACTTGACCTGTAATTCTGATTTTAGGATTTGTTCCATGATTCCTCCTGCATTTTCTTCTCTGAACCTAATAAATCCTCTGCTGTCGC